GGCTATGTGGGTGTATGTTACAATTTAAAGCTAAAATGAAAACAGCTGTTTGCCCTGATAAACCACCAAGATGGAAAGAGCAAGTATTAGATGATAAGAGATAAAAAAATAATAGTACAAATTTTAGCAACTAAGCATAACTTACCTTTGAAGAAAATAGAAGAAATAGTTAATCACCAGTTTAAGTTTGCAGAGAAGATAATGAAGAAAGGAAATTTTGATAGTATACGACTCCCTTATTTTGGTAAATTTTCAGTTAATCCTAAAAGAGTTGAGCATATAAACAGATTAAAAAAGAATATTACTTAAATGAGAGAAGATTTAATACATATAGATAACGGTAAAGCTATCCCTAGCTCGTACTCTACAACTATTTTAGAATTTAAAGATTTATCAGCTTTAGAATTATCTTTTGTATACTTTATGGTAGATCATAGATCTCCATTTTCCGTATATGAATGGGATCAACGTTTAATTGAAGTAAAAAATAGTATATTCCAAGAAAAAAAGAAATGGAACCCTTCTGCAAAAGTATTAGGGGCGTGCACTAAATATGAACAATTAATTGAGACTTCAGCTGTACGATTATTAAAAGCTGCAAGAACTTCAATAGTAAAATTAGAGAAATATTTTAGAGATATAGATTTACACTTAATGGATGACCATGGTAAACCTATATTTCACGCAAAAGATTTAATAGCTAATGTGTCTAATATGGGGAAAGTAGTAGATGGATTGAGTAGATTAGAAGAAATAGTTAAAAAAGAAGAACAAGCCGCTAATACAAATAGGGGAGGAATTGAAGTAAATAAATATAGTATGTAATGGATTTTTTAGAAGACTTAGAAATGTATAACGCCGCAATGCAAAATTCATATTATCTTATTACAAAACGTAAAACGTTAGATGATATTTATATTTCTTTAGAGGAAGAGAGTATTGATTCGTTTTATTTACCTTTTGACCCTATACAGGAAGATGGGAGATCAACAGATATAATAGATATGGTTATTGAGTATTTTATTACAACTGAAGAATACGAAAAATGTGCTGAACTAACTAAGATTAAAGATAAATGCTTAAAAACACTGATAGAATAAGGCCAGCAGCAATATCTTTTTTAAAGTACGGATATTTTACTAATGCCCTACCTGGGACTAAAGAATACTACGAATTTTGGGATAAAGAAAAAACTAGGTGCATGTATGGGTATAAAGTTGGGGATATACAGATAACTGGGTTTCATTATTTTTATTTAAACTATTGCCCTATTGATAGGGCGATTGACGAGGTATTACCAGATGGAACAATACAAGCTAGGCGTGAACGTACATTTCCTAGGTTTTATGATGGTGACTTTGAATATTTTAACGAAATAGATAAAGCAAGGATTAATAATAAGCATATGATTGTCTTAAAAGCTCGTCGTAAAGGATATTCTTATAAGGCAGGGTCAATGTTAGCACGTAATTACTTCTTTGTAAAGAATTCAAAGAATTTTGTATTTGCGTCTTCAAAAGAATTTTTAATTGGTGATGGACTACTCTCAAAAGCTTGGGAGTTTTTATCTTTTATAGATGACCATACCGCATGGTCTCAACCACGGTTAAGAGATAGAGAAATGCACAAAATGTCTGGGTATAAGAAGAAAGTAAACGGATTAGAGATTGAAATGGGGATGAAATCCCAGATTATGGGGGTATCATTAAAAGATAATCCAGATAAAGTAAGGGGAAAAGCAGGGGAGTTAGTTTTCTTTGAAGAGGCTGGTTCATTCCCTGGTTTATTAAAAGCATGGGAGGTAACAATGCCTACAATGAGGCAAGGTAGTAAAACATTAGGGATGATGGTGGCTTTTGGGACTGGTGGTACGGAAGGAGCAGACTTTGAAGCTATGGAAGAAATATTTTATAATCCAGAAGCATATGACTGTATGCATTATGAGAATACTTGGGATTCTGGGGCTATGGGGAGTACATGTGGGTATTTTATCCCAATACAAACAAATTTAGATGGATTTATAGATGATGATGGTAATTCTATAAAAGATAAAGCTGTAGAGTATGAAGAAGAGATGAGGGAAAAGAAAAAAGGTGCTGCAGACGCTAAATCTTTAGATCAGTATATAGCGGAGCACCCATTCTCCCCACAAGAAGCTACGTTACAAGTTACAGCTAATCTATTTGATATAGCATCACTACAAGAGCAGTATAATACTGTTAAAGCTAGGGGATTACAGTCTATAGGTACTGTAGGGAAGTTATATCATAACGCTAAAGGGGAAATTAAGTTTACTATTGATGGGGATTTAAAGCAAATAACTAAATTCCCACACAGAAAAGATGATGACAAAACAGGAGCTGTAGTAATATATGAAGCTCCATATAAAAACGAAAAACAACAAGTACCTATAAATATGTATGTACTTTGTCATGATCCATATGGTCAAAATCAATCAGCAGATTCTACATCTTTAGGGGCAGCTTATGTAGTAAAAAGACCTAATAATTTATCTCAGCCAGATGATATTATTGTAGCTTCTTATGTAGGGAGACCTAAAACTCAAGATGATTATAATAGAAACTTATTTTTACTAGCAGATTATTATGGGTGTAAGATAGGATTTGAGAACGATCGAGGTGAAGTTATAGCATATGCTAAAAGATACAGAAAACTACATAAGCTACAAGAAGAGTTTGAAATGTTAGATAAAAGAGAGCTTAGAAGTAAGACTGTAAAACGTCAATATGGGATGCATATGACAGAGGCTAGAAAGCGTCAAGGTGAAATATATATAAGAGATTGGTTAAATACTGTTAGGAGGACTGATGAAAATGGAAATAAATTGTTAAATTTGCATAAGATTTACGATCTTGCGTTCTTAACAGAGCTGATGAAATTTAATCATCATGGGAATTTTGACAGGGTGATGGCATTTATGATAGCTATGTATCATACAAGAGAATTGTACAATGTGGAAGTTAAAGATGTATTAGAAGATCGAGCTACAGATAAGTGGTTTGATAAAAATTATTATTAATATGACACAAGAAAAAAATACAAAAAAAATTAAACCTTATAACCCTCTACCGGAGTACTTAGCGATAGGGCCATCACAAATTCATGGAGCGGGTATTCTAGCCAAAGAAGATATTCCGGGGGAGGTAGTTATAGGTATTACACATGTATATGATCCAAATTTTCAACATAATTGGATAAGGACTCCACTAGGTGGGTTCATTAATCATTCTGATTCCCCTAATTGTGAATTAGTAGAAGAAGATGATGATTATCACTATAAAAAATTAAAAACAACAAAAAAAATTCAATCCACAGAAGAACTTACTTTAAAGTATAGTTTATACGATATTTGCAATTATTTGTAGTGTTATATCTATAAAGACTAGGGTAATATTTACCTGCGTAGTAAAAACAAAGGTAAATTCAATTAAATTTGTAAATTATGGGATACGATAAAATACCGAGACAAAAGCTCTCAATAACAAAAAAAGATAAAAAGTGGGGGGAAGAATGTGTTAACGCATTTATAGATCTTTCTAATTCAGGGTCAAGTCAATCTGGAAAAAAGAATGATTTAAAGATATTATATGACTATTATAACGGTGTAATTGATGAGACAGATTATAACTACGTATTGAAACCTTACGGTAAAAATCGTAAGAATTTCCCATCCCAAATGCGTAATTACCCCATTATTAAACCCATAATTGATCTTCTTCTAGGGGAAAAATCTAAACGTCCCCTCAATTACACTGTTACAGTACAAAATGCAGATACTATCTCTACAAAAGAGAATGCTAAATCTGAATTAATATTCAAAAATCTTCAAATGCATTTTATGCAGTCTTTACAAAAACAAGGGCAAGATGCTGGGGTAGATCCTAATGAAGAGGTAGAGTTACCAGAACATATAGCAAAAATGTTTGAGGACAGTTACGTAGATAATAGAGCTATTCTAGGGCAAAAATCTATGAACTACATCTTACAAGAGCAGGAAGTGTATGATAAAATACAAAAAGCTTGGTTTCATTATCTAGTAACTGGAGAGTGTTATACTCACAGAGGTGTTAGGAATGCTGATCCTTTTTATGAGGTATTAAATCCATTAGATGTAGATTATGATCTTGATCCAGACTTAGAGTTTGTTGAGGATGGTGATTGGGCATTAGTTAGGAAATATGTGCATGCATCTAGTGTTATTGATGCTTACTATGATAGCTTAACAGAGCAACAAGTCTTAGAATTAGAAGAACCTAGGCATTCAGAAAGTGATATTACTTTTTTATATGCTAACTCTCAAAATAAAGATGAGAACTCATTTAGAAATAGACTTATAGAAGTTATAAGTGTATATTGGAAATCTAGGAAAAGAATAGGGTTTTTAACTTACATTGATCCAGAGACAGGTACGATGGAAGAGCAAGAAGTAGAAGATGGGTTTAGATTGCCTAAAGAACTAAAAGAAACAGGAGCTAAATTAACTTGGAGATGGGTTAATGAGGTGTGGGAAGGGACAAGAGTTGATGGGAGAATGTATATTAATGTTAATCCAATAGCTAACCAAAGATTGTCAATAGATAATCCATCAAAATGTAAACTCCCTATTAATGGGAGACGTTACTCAGACACAAACTCTAGTAATATATCTTTAGTTAAACTTGGGATACCTTATCAGTTAAATTACAACATATATAAGTATAGATTAGAACTTGCAATAGCTAGGAGTAAAGATATTATTGCACAGTTTGATATTAACATGATCCCTAAGAAATGGGATATGGATAAATTTATGTATTACGTAGAGGGTACAGGTATTGCTTGGGTAGATTATAATAAAGAAGGGATAACATTAAACCCACAACATCAATCAGTTCTTGATATGTCTATCAAAACAATTGGGCAATATATACAATTACTAGAATCTATATTAGTAGAATGGGAAAAAATATCTGGGGTAAGTAGACAAAGGCAAGGTGAGATTGGGGCATACGAAGGTAAAGCGTCTAGTCAACAAGCTATACTACAATCATCACATATTACAGAAGATCTATTTAGAAAGTTTGAGAGAATGGAACAAAGAGACTTTCAAGCATTACTAGATTACTCTAAAGAGGCGTGGCTTACAGGTAAAAAAGGAATGTATGTTATGCCTGATGGTACTACAGACTTCTTAGATGTAGATAGTATGCAACATATGGAATCTAACTATGGGATATTTGTTTCTGATGCTGGTAAAGATCAAGAGAAACTACAAAACATTAAAGGATTAACACAAGCTATGATGCAAGGTGGAGCTAAACCTGGGGATATAGCTGAAATGTTATCATCTGATAGTTTTTCAGAAATTAAATCAAATCTTAAAGCTGCAGACAGAGCTCAAGAAGAATTAGATGCAGCTCAACAACAAGCTCAACAAGAAATGCAACAACAGCAGTTAGAGGCTGCACAAATGGCTCAAGAAGCTCAAAACTTAGAGAATGAAAAAGATAGGCAAAAAGATATTGAAATAGCTTTAATAAGTGCTGAGTCTAAAAAAGATGTTGAAGGTAATAACCTTAACCTTGAAAAAATGATTAGAGACTTTGAGATTAAAGAAAGAGAACTTGATATGAGGGAGAGAGAGTTAGGGGAGAAAACAAGAGGGGGAGAAGCTTCTGAAGATATTGCTAGGCAGTCAAATCAAGTTAAGAGGGAAGATAGTCAGATTAAAAAAGAAATAGCTGATAAGAATGCTAACAAACGAAACTAGGAGAGAGTTATTAAATAGAGCTAAAGCTTCTGGGTTTCCTGGGAGTATAACTGATGTGTTTCAAGCTGCAGATCAAGGTATAGATCTTATTGAGCAACATCAAATGCAACAACAGCAAGAACAAGAAATGCAAGTTGCTAATACTCCTCAACAACAAGAAACAGGTCTTAGGGAACAACATGCGCAGGGTAATACCCAAGCTAGTATGGCATTCCCTAATGTCCAACCTAATCAGTCTTTTAATACTGTTGGGATGGAAGCTCCTATTGATATACAAAAGATAGATAATCAAGGACATTTAGTAGAGAGCTATAAAAATGTACCCCCAGGAATACAAGACTTACCAACAGGTCCTTCTGAAGGAACTATAATAGAATCGCCAGCTGCTTATCAAAAAGGTGGTAAAAAAAAAGAAACAGTAAGTACAACTCAAGGTTCTTACTATTATAATAGAGATGGTAGTCCAATGAGCAACAAACAAGTTGCTGAGAAAAATAAAGAAAGAACAAAACTCTCACAAGAATATCTTGAAGAATTTAAAGAAACTGTTACTGATCCAGTTAATGTAGCGGATGCAGTAGGTGCAACAGGTATTCCTATAGTATCAGAAGCTGGTGATTTAGTAAGTGCAGGCATCTCACATACGAGAGGTGATAAAGTTGCTAGAAATTTATCATTAGCAGGAGCTGCTCTACCATTTGCTGGGGGAGCTGCTATTAAACAAGGTGCTAAAGCTTTAAAATCTGTACCTGATCATGCTTTATATAGAGTAGTTGATGCAACGGGAAATGTACAAGCTGCTAAATTTGGTTCAACTATTCCAGATATAGCAACTACAGGAAGACGTACCGGATATAAAGACCTACAAAAAAATACACCATTTGATGTTTTAAATACTACTACAGATCAAAAATGGATTGCAGGTAAAGGACCAGATGATCCGACTAGTTTATTTAA